ATGAATACAATGCCTGTAGCGTATCTGATACTTTTGCGGTTAGAATTTATCAATGGTCGGATATGGGAAATAAATGTTCAAGAGCAGTTGGCAAACGCCGAAGCTGACGAAATTGCTAACAAACTCTTGAACATATTCCAAGAGTATAGGAATGATATTAAGAAGATAGACTTTCAAATGGATGTAGAACGTTTAAAAAACGACATTCAAGAAAGTTCTAAAAATCTTTTATAAAATATAATTCTGTTGAGTCGATAACACGATCAAACATAATTTTTTTAAAATCTAAGGTTTTATAATGATAGAAATTATGTTTGATCGTGTTATCCCATTTATACAGCAAGGTTCTTTTTATTTCAGCATTTAGTACAGCCCAGTTATATAACGATTGATGAAATTGTATAAACCTTTCTCGATCATCTTCAACTGAATCAAAAGTTAAATCCAATCCATCGAAATCTGTTCTAAATCCCCACTCTTGTAATTTTTTAAGAATATAGGGCTGTCCTAAAATCATAAATGGATGTCCAACAAGCATTGGTCTAAATGTTTTTTCTGTTATAAACATTCCACCTGTTTGATCATAATGACTTTCTGTTACTACTGACAGCAAAGAATCTTCATAAAGATTTAAATTGTTGATTAAGTTAGGTGTATTTGTTTTAATGTCAACAACATCTAGTGTTCTTGGATAGTTTTCTAATAACGTAGATTTGTAATGATTAAAATTAATGTCTTGATATTTTGGTTCTGTAATTGGTAGTTCATCGAACCAAACACCTCCACTAACTAAAGAAGAATCTAATATCTTTTTTTCTGCAAGAAAAAACAAGTGTTCAGTTCTGTGGGGTCTATGTGCTCTGTTTAAACTATTAATTAGATAAGAGTATTCTTTAATTTTTACAGGAGCATCTAATTGGTTAGATATTTTTCCGTCCCACTCTACGCCTTCTAAAAATTCTATTAATTCTTGTTGATTGTTTTTTTCACACCAGGCCGTGTATTGTTGGCTAGCATTTAAATTTCCAGAGATTATAAGCAAACTATATTTTGGCAACCCCAATAACCGCATAGTATTATTAAGATGTGTAAATCCATCGAAGGTATTGTTAGTAAAGTTGTCCCCTTCAATTGTAGATAGTATCACTATCCTAATTTGGCGTTGCTTGGCTGCTCGTATTACTCTACTTGGAATGTTTAACAATACGTTTGAACTAGATGGGAATGTTTTAGCACACCATAGCTCTGGAACCTTACTAACTTCAATTAAGTAAATTCCAGGATTAGTGTATTCAGTGCTTGTAACAAGATTGAAGTTAGAAACAGATAAACGTGTTTTTAATTCGTCTAAACACCTAACATTTTTTATTTGTTCTAGATGTGATAGATTAACATCAGTAGCACTATCAAAGTAACACAGCATTATACACCTCTTGCTAGTATAACTCCGTTATTTCCAGAATAAACAATTCTATAATTGTTAGCTAATAATAAAGGTACCACTGCTCCGCACTTACCTGTGTAAGTTCCCGAATGCTCAACTAATGGAGTATCATCACAAATAATTAAAGATTGACTAGACATATACGGTAAGCAATTGATCATTTGAGAAACATGTTCTACTTGACTACCCATATTAGACCAATTTACAGTTCTTTCTGCATAACGAGATTTAATCTCATCAGCAAACAGTCCGGGATTACACCAATCATAATTATCAAGATACAATACTTTAATTTTCTTATTTAGAGTAGACAACACAGTTTTAGTCCAATAAGATCCACTTTCTGATATTTGCCAAATAATACTATCTAAGTGTTGGAATTTATATTGGCCTATATCAACTACATCAACTGTGTAAAATGGTATTTCTTGATTAACTGCTAGTCCGTTAAAAAATTCAGTAGACCCTTCATTCTGATCGCTGCCTATTTCCAATATCATATCGGTGTCTTTGTTATATGACAACTGTTCTAGGTAAGGTTGTGAGCTTAGGTGAAAGTTTGCCATTATACAAATTGGCTGCGATGAGGTGGAGTTTCGTGTGTAGAATTACTACTATAATAAAATTGGATAAAATTTTGTCTTGCTACAGAGTCAGGGCATGTCAACGGATGTGGTTGACCATGTATCAGTCGTTCGTCATAATTCCATATTGCTAGTCTGTTGGGCTTAGGTGCAATCTTAACTAGGCATTTGGTTTTATCAAAATCCCAAAACTCTAGATCGCCTCCCCAACTTTCTTCCCAAACAGGATTCATGTACAATATTACATTAGCACGACGAGTAAGTCTAATCTGTTCATTCCAATTAAAATCATTATGTAGGCCTAGACTATTTCCGCTAGACATACGAGTTATTCCGCCGCCACGATAATGAGGATCGCCTACTAGTTTGTCAATGCCTGTTAACTGTTCTATCCAGTTGAGAAATACACTGCCTTGAAAACTATAGGCCATTGACTGTATTCTAGGGGTGCTGGTAAAATTCCTACATTCTTTTCTATAACTTGTTCCATTACTAAACACAGTCCAATCACTTTCCTGTAGAAAATCAACTTCAAAACTTAGTGTATTAAACAATTCATCCGGTAAAAAGTTATCTATAATTGTATAAGGAACTGGTGATCCAGTAGCATGAGATACTGCTAAACTAGCAGGATCATACTGCGTGTTAATCTCGTTAAAGAATTTGTATATTTGACTGTGGCTCAAAATGTACCCTCAAAAAATCAAACAGCGAATTAAACGAACTATTGTCTTTCTTAGACAACAATATTTCTTTGTTTTTAGCAGTTATAGAAAGACACTTAGCTAACAAGTCCTTATATTCTATTTCTGGTAAATTCGAAATTCGATTAATTTCTGCTACGATCATATTTAATCGTTTTGTGTTATCAACTTCGTTATCATAATCCTCGTTGATATACGGAGAAAATGTATGGAAACCTAGTGTTTTTAAGTCTTCTAAGAAAAATGGCGTGGCAAACGCAATAAACGGTTTACCACAAGCAATAGGTTTATTAGTTTTTTCTGTTATACTACTAGGGGCAAGAGTTCTGTTATACTCAACATACTTAGGTACATAGTATGATAAGTCGTAATGAGTTTCAACTAACACATGGAAATCAGCCTGCATAATTGATTCGTAGGTTACATCTCCCCATTTATTCAAAACATTGTCTGAAGCATCTAATGTATAAGGAACTTGGGACAACCATTGAGTTACTGTATCGGTTATTTGAAAATTGTGTTTTGTTAAATCGCCAATCATAGTTTCTTGGCTGTAATATTTTACATCACCGTAAGGAAAAATATTATAAAAACTATATCTAAAGTTTTTTAATAAATCTTTATTAGCAAGTTCAGCATACAGATGTAACCTCCAAGGTCTATAGTTTCTACTTAACATACTAAACTTATAACTTGTTTCAACAGATTTCGGAATAGTTGTTTTTTGTAAAAGGTCGTTGAATACACCAATATTAACTCCATATATTTCTAACTCAGTTAACCTGTCTGATAAGAATCTTCTATGCACTTCGTCCATGACAATTATATAGATTTTAGATGGATGTATATTCTTTTCAACAATTACTTGTTTTATATCATGTGCTAGTTTGTATGTAAATGTTTCGTTGCAATTTTCATAGACAAATTTTGCAGTAGGATCTGTTCTTAAATGATCCCAATGTTTATCTTCTAAACTGTTTAATAAACCTACACCTTCATGAAGGTCATAATAATAATGAAAATAGTAAATGTTATTATCAGTACATTCACATTCTGATAAAGGAGCCATTAAATTTTTATTAACCCGCAGGTCATAGACTCTTCCAGTTTTGCTGAAAATCTTCTTTTGGCTTTTGATCCAGGCATAAGTTTTTTCTAGTCCGTACTCTAGTGTGTCAGCCGGAGCCCATCCACCAATTAGCCCTTTGATTAAATTGTTGTCACTGTTGCGGCCCATAACCCCTTGCGGACCAGGAATATTTTTAATCTTAATATCCTTACCAGCAAGTTTAGCAATCAATAATACTAGATCGTTAATGCTAATCATTCTATCACTACCAAGGTTAATAGGCATCTGGCTTGCACAGGCCATCATCATGTGAATGCCTTTGATGCATTCATCAATGTACATAAAACTTCGAGTTTGATTGCCGGGACCCCAAACTTCTACTTCACCGGCGCTTTCAATTACCTTACGGCACAATGCTGCTGGGGCCTTTTCCCTGCCATCACACCACGAACCCAATGGCCCAAATACATTGTGTAATCTAGCAATGCGAACTCTAAATCCATAGTTGCGTCCATAGCTTAGGTATAAGCGTTCACTGAATAGTTTTTCCCAACCATACTCACTGTCTGGTTCTGCTGGGTAAGCACTATCTTCTGAACACTTTGGATTGTCTGGGTCTAGTTGATTGTATTCTGGATAGACGCAGGCGCTACTGGTATAGAATACATTTTTAACTCCCTTATTAACCATCTCATTGAGAATGTTAAGGTTTATTGTTGCACTATTATGCATAATATCAGCATCGTTATCACCTGTGCTGATAAAGCCAGCACCTCCCATGTCAGCAGCCAATTGATATATTTCATCTAAGTCACTGGTAACAATCTTGGCCACTAGATCTTGATTTCTTAAATCAACTATATGAAACTCGTCTGCATCAGTTTTAGAATAAAGCGGATACTTTAAATCAACTCCAACAACATAATGTCCTTGACTTTTTAAACTTGTAACTAAGTGCGTTCCAATAAATCCGCCGGCGCCGCAAACTAATATTTTTTTATGTTCCATATTTTTCCACAAAGTCATCTATTTCTTTGTTAGGCATACTATTTAAATGTTTTAAATTATACTCAACAATATCCTTAACTGCATAGGTAAAGTCAATCTTTACATGATCAGGCCAACTTGCAATAGATTCAATTACACTCATTACCATAGTAAAACGTTTTACATCGTCTTTTTCTAGATCGTAACTTTCGTTCCAAAATTCGCTAAACGTTTTAAAGCCCATTTCTTTTATGTGTTGTAAGCTACCATAGGATCCAACCATAACAAACGGTTGCATAAATGCAATTGGTTTAAAAGTCTTTTCTGTTATGTGTATAATGTTACTAAAGAAATAAGTTTCAGTTATGATGTTAACCAATGAATTTTTATATAAATCTCTTACTGGATCAATATTCTGTTCCATAGGATATCTACTAAAATCTTCGCTGTCTAAAACTAATGGTAATTTATTATCAGCTTCTATAACATCGCTAAATGTAAAATTATGAGGATTAATTCTAGATAAAAGATATTTTACATTCTCTTTAAACGTTCTATTAGCTTCGGGCTGTATCTTTGCCATGCTTATATAACATTGGTCTAATAAATTTTTCTTAGACAGAAACAAAAATACCAACAACCTGTGATCATTGTAACGTCTATTAAAGCATAAAAAAGTTTTAGTGCGTGGTCCTGTAACATAACTACTGATTAAAGATTCTGTTATAGCATCGCCTATGTTTGCCCTGTCAACTCTAAAGGTAGGAAGATATTCCATATTCATTTCTGGGTGGAGTCCGTTTCTATCACAAAATTCATCGTATACTACTTTTCCATTTCCACAGTTTGTTAGATATATTATTTGAGACAACGGAATACGCTTGGCTGTAAAATAATCAGTTATACCTTTTAAAAATTCATCTTGCATGTACCCTTCAAACAACTGCGTTATAAGAATGTATGCTGTTTTATCCCTAACTCTGTTCAATACTTCATGATGTATTTCATTTTGATCTAAAAGTCCATCTGCAGGATGAAAATTGTGCATCAAGTCTCTGTAATGATACAAGTGAAAATTTAATTCATATAGAAATGCATCTTCGGGCAATTGATGAGAAGGCAGCAATCTACAATTTTTAACTCGAGTATAATAATGAGGTTTCTGAAAAAAATCAGACTTCATATATTGAAAATGAGCATCAGTTTGTGCCATCATAAAATCACCCGCAGTGGGCAATTTGTTATTTGATATTGGTCCGTTTGGACCTATCCACTCGTATACTAAATTTATTTTTTTACTCATTTTTGCATTTATAATAAAAATTTGCTAGGGCAGGGAATGTAGCAACAAAATTTGTATCTCGTCTGCGATCATATTCTGTAAACCAATTATAAAAATCCTTGCGGCCTTCTTTTAATTTTTCTTCAGGATAGTGTGTAGTTTCCATATAATCAACTACTCTTCTAAATTTTTCGTATTCTAGAGTAGTAAATTTTCCGGCTGCATCATCATCAACATTGTCATTTATAAATTTTAAATGACTGTACATATACTGCATAAACTCTTCTTTAGGAAGTATATTCATATCGTATTGCAACGGTTCTTTAAGGTAAGGAGTGTCAAATCTTACACGGTGCTTGCTTTCGTCATCCATGTGGAATTGAAAGCGTGTGCGCCACTCTAATATTTTTTCTAATAGATTTTGAAAGTTAGTAACTGTTAATATATTAAACGTTATCATAAATGTCAAAGGCAAATGTGTTTTTGACATGTATGTTGTAAAATTATTTTCCCAGGTGGTTAAATCTAAACCGGTACGAATATATTCAGCAGGTGATCCCCATGTATCCATGCTTGTAAAAATTTTAAAGTTTTTTATTTTTTTACCGGTGACTAGTGTATTTGCTTTTTCTACTAGTCTTTCTATCAATATAGGTTTAACACCAAAATTACTATTGATGTTTAATTCTAAATTAGGTAACGGATTTTTATCTAAATCTTCTAACAATCTCCAGGTGCTTTTTTGTAATAGCGGTTCTCCACCTGTAATACGTAAAATATGTAATGTCTTACTAACTTCAGGCCACCAACGCCACCACGCTTCTACATAAGGATTAGTTTCTTCCTCATAGACATTAAACCAATCTATATCATTACGATGATTCTTAACCATAGTGTATGGACCGTGATCTCTAATCTCTTTGTGGTAGGCGCTGCTGTGTTTAGGATGACAATAGCCGCATTTAAAATTACATTCGTTACCAAAACTTATCTCAATGTATTCTGGGTTAATGTTTTGATCCCAGGGACCAGTTTTAATCTGTTCAAATCGTTCTGGAGTGTGTATTGTGCTATTGCGTTCTTTACGATCGCTAACATAGTCTTCTCCTAATGCTTCAATGTTCCAACAATATTGGCATCCGCTGGGTTTCCCGCCGTTAAGCATTTCTAATCTTTCCATTTTTTTCTGATCAGTATTATGCAATGCGCTAGGGTCAATGGCAATTTCGTTTAGTGGAATCTTATGTGGCCGAGGATGATAGCAACTATGGGTTTCGCCAGTTTGAAGATAAATGGTTGTATGGTGCCATTTGGCCATGCAGAATGTAGGACTAATTTCATTCATTATGGGAATAAATTTTTTAATCCTATCAAGATTGTTCATTGTTTTTCCATTCTAAAAATTGAGATTCTAACCAATCAAAGTCATTGATCTTGGTTAACTCTTCTTTATTACCTAAATTCATAGTTCCGTATCTTTTGCCTGCTTTAGCTCCTTCAATGGCATATATACCATATTCCGGATCCTCACTTTCTGTACACCAGGTTGCTAATCGATCATCAGTTTGTTCATCGTAATCTTTATCAAATACTTTACTTGCTAATTTAACACATTCTCTAAATGCAGATTTCCATGTATTATAAGGATCAGTATTAAATGCTGTTATGTTAGATACTGCTGACATGGATTTAAATTTAGGACTAATACCCAATGTCATATCCTTAGTGTCTGTTTTCATATTTAAAACTAATTCTCTAGGTAATAATTTTATGCCGCCGTATCCGTATATCAATCCGTTAACTGGATTTTTACTTGCCCATACGTGTACAACATCTCTGTCATGTCGAGACACTGGATAATCAAAATTAAAATTAGATTCTACAACTGCATCTCCATCTACTACCCAGAACATACTAGTTGTTGCTATTTTTGCAGCTTCTATATGGGCTTGATGTATACCTTTAATACCGTGTACACGTTTTGCGTCTGGAAATTTACTGAGCAAATTTTTGTAATTTTCTTCAGCATTTGGTTCTTTATAACTTATGAATACAATTTCATATGCTAATTTACTTGCTACTATGGGATATTCTTTTTTATCAATTGGAAACCTAAAATCAATTTCTCTCTTGTTTAACAATTTCTCTCTTGGGGCTAGCATAATGCCATTGTAGGAATTATCAGTTCCATTGGTATGTAGAAATACATGATTCATATTTCTGTCATAGTTATTATGCCAACTAAAATACAAATCAAATGTAAATGTAGGCAATACCTTCGCTTCTTTAGGAATCAGCCACACCATCGACGATAGGTTAACAATACCTTTTAAGTATTCATCATAGGTGTCGTAATATAGAATATCATAGGCCTTAGGCCAACTTGCAATAACACCTACTTCTTTTTTATTAATAAAGAATTTATGTTCAAATTCTTTTTTGGTTACTGGTTTATTTTTAGAAAATAAACAAATGCCATCATAAAATTCTCCGTTCTTAAAAATATGAGTTATATTTCTATGAAAACTATCATATTGAGGTATATAATAATCAAAATTAAAATCATCTGCTACAACTACATCATTCCATATTACCCAGAACATTTCAGATGTTGTTGTTTCAACCGCTTGCAAATACTCGGTATAAGAGTTAATATAAAATTTATCAAAAGTTTTAGGACAACTTGCAACAACATCTATTTCTTTTTTATTAATGAAAAATCTGTGTTCAAATTCACGTTGTGTTATTTGATGTTTTTTAGATGCTAGACATATTCCATCGTAGTAGCTGGAGTTTTTCCAAATATGTATATATTCTTCGTCCCATTTAGTAACTACGTAATCAAAAGAAAAACTTTCATCTATAATTAAATCGTTCCATACTATCCAAAAAAACTTTGTGAACGATTTATTTTTTATATCGTTAAAGGATTTTACATTTTCAATTTTTTGTGCCGATGGGAATCTTCCTCGAAATACTTTCCAGTCATCGAGATCTATTATTCCAGCACTAACGTAAAAAATATCATACATTGTCTGTCATCACATAATATGTAAGACCTAGGTCAATCGTTTCTTCATATAAATCTAATGCAAATTTACTCTGTATTGGATCAAGGTATGGATAATCAAATCCCATATTTTGTTTAATTTGTTCTCCTAAATGCCGTATATCGTCTTCTAGTGTACTGTGATTAACATTTTCGTTGTATATGTTTTTTAAGATCTCAAAATCTCGAACATCAATATAATTCCAATTAGTACAATTTGTCATCCATTGTCCTAGTCTTGCACCATGGATAGCATATAATCCATTTTCTTCATGCGAGCCAACGGTTGACCAAATTTTCAATCTATGTAAATTATGCCACCATATACGTTTTTTAATTTCGTCAACTGGAACTTTAACTCCGTCAAGTAAGGTCATTTTTACACCTTCACGGAATCCTGCCCGCCATGCTTGGAAAGGACTGCCTGTAATAATGCTTTCGCTGTAGACTCTTGGAAAATTTTTATAGCCGTCTTCCCAACAAAAATCCACCTGGCCTCGGGCACTATCGCTGGCTTCGTGTGTACGCATATTCAATACAAAATCTTTTTTCCATATTTTTAATCCACCATTGCCGTAACGTAGCCCGTTGATTTTGTTTTTGCCGCACCAACCGTAAACTTGTACTTTTGGATCTTTCATTTCAAGATCTAAACTAAGAAATTTATTGTCAATGATGTTATCACCGTCTACCGTTATAAACCATTCAGTATCGCTTAACTCGGCTGCGGCTTTGTGGGCGGCATCGCTACCTTTAACTCCATGTACACGCTTTGCCCAAGGTACTTTGTTACATAGGTCTGCATAATGCAAATCTGCATTTGGTTCATCATAACTTATAAAAACTATATCAAATTCTGCTATTCTCATAATTCACCGTAGGTATATTTGTCAAAAATTCGTCGAGTGTAAATGCTAAACTTCTCCGGAAGTTCTAAAGTAAATCTCTGTGGGTACTTGACCAATTCGTTAACGTTAAAATTAATCATTTCTTGCAATACATTGGGATCGTTGTATTCTGTTATTAAAAATATCATATCTTGATCTCCCTGCCATTCTACTGTTTTTAACAGCGGATTAATTTTAAATGTTAATAACAATTCTTCTCTATTATATTCTATAGAAATATCCGGCTTAGTAACATTAGACCATTTCTTGTCTATAACTCTGTGTAAAATATCATCAATTTTATATAAACCTGTAATACTAGACAAATTTACTTTTATGACTTTGTTAGATATAATATCTACTTTATAATGACGGAGTGTCTCTCCTCCGTCGTAAATTGCCAACACCACATCATTATCAACTTGGATTTTATTGTTAATATCTACGACAGAATGACCAGGATGTAATCCTAAAACATTTCCGTCATTGTCAAATTCAAAAAAGTATGTTTCCTCTGGAACTTCTATTGTTTTTATCCACTCGTCAAAAGGAGCAAGATCTAATTTTTCTTCCATGCTATCTCCTCTAACATACTAATAAACTCGTCCGTTATAATATCTTTTTCAACATAATGAATAATATCAGTCTGTTGATAATTTCCAATTTTTAAACTGCCATTGCCCTTAAGATAAAATCCAGCATGATCAGTTACACATTCGGCATCCCAAGGCCAATTTTGTATCAAGGGTTTTAAATGAATAATTTTTGGAAAATCCAAAGGATATGCTATATCGTTTTCAATATCTAAAAGTTTTGTAGACAATGCAAATGCTTCATCTGTGCCTATAACTTTAGGTATATGGTTGCTTAGATATAAATTTTTAAATTCAATAGGATTAATAAAAATTTGTCTTGCCAATTCAAAAAATTCTATTGCGGCATCTTTTTTAAAGAATGTCCACATAGAGTACAAATTTGGTAAATCATTTTTAGTAAATGCTTTACGATAAGCATCACTAGTAACAACTTCTCCTCTATAGGTATAAGCACGGTTAGCAACATATAAATCAGTATTTTCTACACAGTAGTCAATCCAATGACTATAATCTCTAAGGAACAACATATCAGCATCAATGCATACTGTGTATTCCCAAGGCGATACTTTATCCATCCACGAACGACCATCCCAAAACTTCTGTTCAGGCCATTCTATAACTTTATCAAATACCCAAGGACTTTTTAAATTATCAACTAACAATTTATCTGTAATAACCAATGCTACCTTGTCATAGCCTTCTTTCTGAGTATTTTTAATGCTTAAGGCCGCGGCATAGGCTAACTTAAGATAGTCTATGTCGGGATGGACTGCTACAAATATCAGATATCCAAAGTTCATACTAACTCCAGAAGACAGTCTGCGTTTCTGATTATGCTTTGTTTATTCATAATATGAACATCAGTACCTCGAGTCGTAGCAGCCCAAAACCCTGCAACATCATGCGGCTGACTTACTAGAAATGTCAGCTTATCATTGTCAACGCTGTGTAAAATATCTTTGTCAAATACTGTAAGGATAGTGGGTAATGTATAGGCAAACTCTGTTTCAAATCCATTCATAATGTGTTTAGCAACACTGAAAGCAATATCATTTCTAAACTGCTTGGGATTAAAACGGAATAGATCTGCATAGTAGACATAGTTGTCTTTGACAAAGTCTACCAGTTTAAAAAAGAATTGGCTTTCTATACTCTTATTAAACATCACAGTAGTTGCCCAGAACATGTGAACTCCGGTTTCGCTAACACGATTATCTAATATTCCGCCACGCTCTCCGGTGAGATCTAACATGCCACTAGACATCATTACAGGAGCATCTACTTCCCAATATTCGTTTAGTCTATCTGAAAATATCAGATAATCGCTATCAATTAACAGTGTTTGATCATAAGGACTTAATTCCCAAACACTGTATCTATTAGAATTAACAAAAGGAATAACTTTGCTTTCAAATCCGTCGTGTAAAGTTCTTGTATTTTTTGTATATGGTCTTTTGACTTCTATGATGTTTTCAAAGACTTCTCTAGCTTTTATTATTGTGCCAGATTCTTCCATCCAATTTAACGTACCGATATCTGTAACTAAACTTACAGAAACTCCAAGATTTTTTTTGGCAAGGCCGCCGGCAATTATAGACATTAATCCATAATCAACATCGGGGCTGTTATGAGCAAATATTAATACACCGCGTGTCATACGTCCAGTAACTTTTCAACTGTTCTGCTGGATTTAATTTTTTGATAGTCTT